TTGCCAACTCAAATGCTTCTAGAACCAAAGGTGTCGCGAAAGTCATTCGTGTAGTAACCAATGGAACTGGTGGATCGTTTACTCCTGGAGAAACATTGACAGGATTGACTTCATCTATCACAGCCAACGTAGTTTCACTAACGAAACCTGCTACAAAACCCCACACTGGTTTTGTCATATATACTGAAAATAGAGAAGCTGTTCTCCGCGATCCTGCTCAGACAGAAGATTTCAAAATAGCAATTAAATACTAATTGGAAGGTATCATGGCTGCAGAAGCTAATAACGTCACGCTCTCAACGAACTTCAACGTATCACCTTACTACGACGATTTCGATGAGTCTAAAAACTTCCATCGTATTCTGTTCCGCCCAGGATTGGCTGTGCAGGCTCGCGAACTCACGCAGATGCAAACGATCCTTCAAAATCAGATCGATCGTTTCGCTTCGCATATTTTTAGAGAAGGTTCAACCGTTCAGGGTCTTGAAACTAATTACGATACTCGTTATAGTTTCGTTAAACTGCGCAACAACAATTCAACTGGTAATACAGTAACAGTTAGCGATTTTTCTAATAAGATCGTTAAAGGTGCAACGTCTGGTGTTCTTGGTATAGTTGTTAAAGTTAAAGACGGTTCAGAATCTACATCACCAAACTATAAAACGTTGTATGTTAAATATATTGCAGCCAACAACTCAACTGGATATCGTTTCTTCGCTAATAACGAAATCATCAGAACAGTTGGTGGTGGAACGATTTACTCAGCAAACTCAATCACATCTGGTGCGACTGGATTTGGGGCCGCAGTCACATTTAATACTGGTATTGTTTATGCCAAAGATCACTTTATTCGTGTTCCAGAACAAACTGTTCTTGTAAGTAATTATCAATCGACAACCGCGTCAGCTCGTGTTGGTTTTGATATTACAGAAACTATTGTAACAGAAACAACCGATGAATCACTGCTTGATCCAGCGAGCGGTTCATACAACTATGCCGCTCCTGGTGCTGCTCGTCTTAAACTTACGGCCAACGTTCGCTCTGTTGCTCTTACTGCTACAGTATCTAACACATTCGTTGAGCTTTTCCAAGTTAAGGATGGCGTTGTTCAGTCGATTTCTACACGTCCGCAGTATTCTCAAATTCGCGATTACATCGCAAAACGTACCGCGGATGAATCTGGTGATTACGTTGTAAATGGATTCGAGATTAACGTAAAAGAACACCTTAAAACTGGTAACAATCAAGGGGTACTGACTTCGGCTGAAGGCGGCAACAATCAACTCCTAGTTGTATTTGCTGAGCCAGGAAAAGCATACGTTAAAGGGTATGATATCGAACGTATTGCTACTATTGGCAGAAATATTCAAAAAGCAACAGATTCAGAAGCAGTACAGTCTGCAAAAGCGCTAGTTGATTATGGCAACTATGTTATTGTAGATAACGTTGTTGGTAACTGGGATGTAAATCAACAGAGCATCGTTTCTCTGCGTTCAGCGCAAGCTGATGCCGTTAGCTCAAGAAACTACTCAACAACTGTTTTCTCTGGTTCTCAAATTGGTACAGCTCGTGTTCGTGGTATCGAATACTACAGCGGAACTCCTGGGCTTCCAAGCGCACAGTACAAGCTATATCTTACTGACGTAACAATGGCTGCAGGTCAGTCGTTCACGGCTGTGCAGTCTATTGGTTACAATGGCGGCGGTAGTACTGTTTATGGTAAAGCAGATATTGTTGGATCTAATGGTTTAAATGCCAACACTTCAGATCCTCTATTTGATCGTGCAGTTTTCCGTCTTCCAGCCCAAGCTATTAAGCGTTTGCGCACCACATCAGGAACCGTTAGAAACGATTATTCGTTCTATGTTTCGAACAATGTGTCCTTTACGACAGGCGGAATAGCTACATTAACCCTTAGTGATGGAACGTTTGACGGTTCTGGTGTTCTAAGCGATGCTGCTACAAGAACAGATTTTTATGTCGTTTCTCGTGGATACGCCAATACTACAACGTTCAGCGAAACGCTTTCTACGACCAATGGATCAAATACAATAACAGCTAGTGCTACGATTGATGGTAAAGTAAATCCTGGAGACGCGATTTATATTTCTTCAGTCAGCAATACGTTTATTGTAAGCACAGTTAGTGGTTCTACGATTACAACTCTTGGACCTGTAAACGGTGTTACTGGTTCTGGTAAATCGTTCTTTAAAAGATTTTTCCCTGGTCAAGTTCTTGACTTTGCTGGTGTTGGAAAAGATGGAGCTCGTTCTATCAATATTACATCATCAACTGGTGCAACGTTTGATATCAACGAAACTTTAACTACTACTCTTAGTGCAACAATTGTTTCCACGTTAAACAAAATTAATGGGCAGGAACAGTCTAAATCCGTTCAGCGCAATCGACTTGTACAGATTCATGTCGGCAGTAATCGTGGTGGGTCTGGATATACAGCCAATACAACTGGTCCGTGGTCGCTCGGTCTGTCAGATGGTTTCAAACTTATTTCAGTTCGTAAGAAGAGCAGCGCTGACTTCGCTTCTGCAACTGAAGGTACAGACGTAACATCACACTTTACACTAGACAGTGGTATGCTAGATAGTTATTATAGCCATTCTCGTCTAGTTAAGAAATCATCAAGCGCGCTTTCTATCGCTTCTGGCGATCGTTTGCTTGTTAAGTTTGATTACTTTACACACGGGGTAAATCCAACAGGATTTTTCTCGTATGATTCTTATCCAGTTGACGATGCAACAGCTGCAACAAACACAAGTAAAATTTTTACATATGAAATTCCTGTATATATTTCACCTTCTACAGGTATCTCATACGATCTTCGTGATTGCGTAGATTTCCGCCCACGCATGACAGATACAGCTAATTCTGTGACTGTACTTTCTTCAAGCACTATTGCTACCAATCCTAAAACATCGAACACATTCGTTCTTCCTTCAGGTGGCTTGCACTTCTCACCTACGGGCCAGGACTTTACGACAGATCTTGAATACTATCTGCGTCGTGTTGATATCATCGGATTGAATACTGACGGAAGTCTTGTAGTCACTAAGGGTGTTCCTGCAGTTAGACCTGCGACGCCTCCTGCTCCTAATGATGTTATGGCTATGGCTTCTATCGAGCTTGCTCCATATCCATCACTTCCTCCAGTTCTGGCTCGTCGTGTTGGACGTCCAGATCAGGCTAACAAGTTCCGCAAGTTCAACAATCGTCGCTATACAATGCGCGATATTGGTAAGATTGCGGAGCGCATCGATCGTCTTGAATACTACACATCACTGACTCTTCTTGAACTGTCAGCACAAGACTTGCTTGTTCAAGACGCCAACGGTTTAGATCGTTTCAAGAACGGTATCCTCGTGGATTCGTTCACGACACATGCTGTCGGTAACGTGTTTGATTTAGACTACAAGGTTGCTATTGATCCTACTAAGGGCGAAATGCGCCCACGTTTCACTAACGACGAAACGCCACTCGTGATGACTGCCAACTCAGCAAACGTTGTTCGCACGAACGTAACGCCTGCTGGTTTGTCGCGAGATCAAGTTATTGTTCTTTCTTCTACACCATCATCATCAGCTTTCCTTCCTGGTACCGAAGTAAAAATTGGTAGCACACCATCCGCTACAATTAGACATAGGGTTGGAAATAAGTTGTATGTTGAGGATGCAATTGTTAATTTTGCAGCTGGAGCTACTGTAGTTGGAAATCGTGCTGTTGGCGGAAGTGAATCAGCAAATGTTTCATCTGTAACAGCAACAACTGCTGGTAAACTCGTAACGCTTCCATACTCGCACAAAATTCTTGTTAATCAACCATACGCTACAACAACAAGAAACTGCGCTGGTGCTATTTGGAATTTCGTTGGTACACTAACACTTCTTCCTGATAACGATTATTGGTGTGATACGGTTGAAGGTCCAGATACGAATATTACAATTGATTTAAATACGGACTCATGGGAATACCTAGCATCAACATGGCCTGCAAATTGGAATGCACCTATTACTAGCTTTACAGGCTCTCCTGTTCTGGTAGGAAGCGCGACAAATAATGTTGGCGGTACATATGCTGTTACTCAGATAGATGGTTCTCAAATCATCTATCAGGATACTCAAACTCAAAATTACTATGCTACTCCTACTATTACAACGCAAACTGGCGAACAAACTGGTATCGGATTTGTTACAACGACCGCATCTTATGGTAATATCGTAGTAGATACTTCAATCATCCCATACATGCGCTCGCGTCAAATTCTCTTCAAGATGCAAGGAATGATGCCATCAATTCGCGTTTATGGATTTTTTGACGGAGTTGATGTTAATGCATATGTTACACCACTTACAGAAGCAGAGTTTACCTCTGGTCTTAAAACGATAACAGGAGCACCAATTACTCCTGCAGCTGCTGCTGGTTCTGCTTTTGTAACAGATGCTTATGGCACTGCTTATGGCGCGTTCCAACTGCCAAATGATTCTTCTTTGAAGTTTAGAACTGGAGCAAAACGCCTTAGATTTACTGATAATCCAACAAATTCTGGATCATTTGGTCAGTTGGTTACATCTTGTGAAGCAACTTATACTGCAGAAGGTTTGGCTCAAACAGTTTCATCGCTTACAGTTACAACTAAATCTGTTGAAATAACTCAATCTGCGTTGAACTCAACAACATATGGAAGTTCAAGTTCAGTTACAACATCAAGTGGACAGGTTGTTGTCGGAACTATTCCAGCTCCAGAAGAAGATAATGACGATGGAGGTGATTGGGTACCACCAGAAGTTCCAGCACATGGCGATCCTATTGGACAAAGTTTCTTTATTAATAGCATACTTTCTACGAAAACACAAACTTCTGGAATGTATCTAACGAAATTTGATTTGTTCTTTGCTTCAAAAGATAATATCAGAAGCGTTACAATTGATATTCGTGAAGTAGATCCACTTACATCTGCTGTAACGATGAAAGTTGTTCCTTATTCTAGAGTAACTTTAACATCTGCAGAAGTTAATACTAGTGCGGATTCTAGCGCAGCAACGCCAGTATATTTCCCTTCGCCAGTTCATTTGTCGAATGAAACTGAATATGCTATCGTAATCACTCCAGAGTCTGGTAGTCCCTATTACTCTGTATATACAGCTGTTTTAGGAGGAAAAGATTTAATTGACAAATCAATTGTTTCTGAACAGCCAGCCGCTGGTGTTCTGTTCGTTTCTGCGAATCAGAGAGTATTCCAGCCAGAACAAAAAGAAGATCTTAAGTTCACAGCATACTATGCTGAGTTTAACAAATCTACAGTAGGTACGTTGATCGTTAAGAATCCAGCTCGTGATCACTTAACAATCGCAAATACAACTGGTGCTCTTTCAAGCATTGGTGAAGTTGTTCATGGTCAAACGAGACTGGTGGGAACGTTCACTCCAGGAAATGGACTGAAAGGTAATACTGCTACAGGTAACTCGTTCGTTCAGGGTATGACTTCTGGTGCTACTGGTAAGATCGTTTCTGTCAGCGCAAATCACGTTGTTGTTCGTGACGTGTCGACTGGAGCTAAGTTCCGTGGTGGCGAAGCAGTTCGTTTCCGTCTTGGCGCAAGCCCAACGACTTCGCCGCTCGCTGGTAACTCAACTGGTGGAATCACATCAGCCACGTATCCAGTTGGTCGCGTAACATACTATGATGCAATCAACTATGCTAATACAAGATTGATTGTAGCAAATACTTCATATGTTAATAGCGGCGTTGCATTTGCCAACGCTCGTGCTTTCGCGACTGATACGTATATCAAAGGTCAGACAAGTGGATACAATGCTCGCATCGTAACT